ACCGAGGCTATGGGCATTTGGCGGTTTGCGGGAGCATTCGCTGTCGTGGAACGACAAAGTGAATGCGGGAGCAAAACCGCCGGAATGCACGTCAGCCAGCCTGTGCCCATAGGCGTGTGTTATGGGCATGTAATTTATTTCATTCCCTCGTAGAAATCTGGAATTTGGAGCAGTTGGTCTGCATAATTATAAATGTCGTCTAGGCAACTAATTTCGTATTTTGTTTCTTTCTTGTCTTTGTCGAATAGACCAATATACTTTTTAGTCGGACTGTTTAGCCATAAACGGCACAATGGTTTTCTGTTATTGTCGTCCAGAAGAATTCCAAAATAATTAATCGTGTCTCTGTGCACAATTCTTTCAGTTGGAATCTTGGTTCTTAGAATGCTTTTTATAATGTAAAATCCGTTAAGTTCTTCTTCTGTTGTAACAATTCTGTTGTCATCGTCGTCTGCCAGTGCTTGAGTCTCAATTTGAATATCTACTGCTTGCGGTTTTGTCTGATTAATTGCGTTCATAAGTCTGTCGCTAACTATGTCGGAGAATGATTGTTCGATTGTCCGTTTTACAATGTCAGTGAATTGCGTCATAATTTTCTCTGAAGCTCTTCCTTCATAAACACGCGATACAAAAAACTTAACGAACTCAGGCGAAGGATTTGATATTTCGTTATTTAGTACGGCCTTTATCGCATTTGAGTATTTTAAATCACTTGCAGTTGTCAGAATAGAGTTAACATCAAAACCGCTTTTATGAAATTTTGCCAGTTCTTTAATTTGTTGGTCTTTAATAGTTGTAATGTCAAAACTCAAAAATGGTTTCTCATCCATTTTATTTGCTGCATCAAGGTCTGTGTAAAAGTTGTATTGTACACCGTTTGTCAATACCGCAAAACGTGATTTTGTCAAGTGAAAGTATTTATGAGTTTGAGTATAGTGTTTGTCAACATTTTCCAAATGGTGTTTACACTCAATAATCAAGATAGGTTGGTTGTCTTTAAATATGGCATAATCAACTTTCTCAATGTTTTTTGCACCGTAATCAGTTATGAATTCAGGAACAACCTCTATCGGATTAAATAAGTCATATCCCAAAATTTGAATGAAAGGCATTGTAAATGCACTTTTTGTTGCTTCTTCTGTCTTGATTTGGTCTTTAAGTTTTAAAACCTTTTCACCGAGTTGCTTGATTTGTTCTTTGAATTCCATAATGATTATTTTTTAAGTTGTTTGTAATTCGTGATTATGCATCGTCTTTTTTCTTTTTTTATTACTTCCCAAAACGACCGAGGCTATGGGCACGGGCGGTTTGCGGGCGTATTCTCTGTCGTGAAACGAAAAAGAGAATGCGGGCGCAAAACCCGCTGAGTGCACGTCAGCCAGCCTGTGAACATAGGCGTGTGTTATGGGGTCGTTTTTTGTTTTTATCCGTTGTCATGCGTTGTTATGTCAGTGGATTTTGTTGTTTTCAGATTAATTGTCAGGCTAAAAAAACATTTACCACCGTCTTTAATGAAAGGTTTTTCTTTTTTCCAATTATGATTCATTGTTTCGCAAAGGCAGTCAATCCAAACTATTCTTTCTCCTTTTGAATTCAGAACTGGAGTGTATTGTCTCTTGTAGTCATTTAATTCAATAACGAAGTCGCTTTTCTTTGGTTTTAGGTCTGGTTGACTTCGTTCGATTTCTTCAAAGCATTTCTGTGCTTCAATATTATATTTTTCTACGCTACAATTCAGTAAACTGTCTATGGTTTTTATTTCTTGAACTGTCAAATCAATTTGTTTATAAGTTTCGGCTATTTTGTTTTCAGTCGTGTCATACGGAATGATAGCAATTTTGTTAGTGTCAACGAGGGTTTCAGAACTATTTTCGTTAGTTCTATTTGTTTTCTGTTCACGATGACAACTTGAAATTGTCAAAACAGTCAATAAGCTTATAAACGCAATGTCTTTTCTCATTTCTTTTTTTTTTCTAAAATGCCCCATAACGACCGAGGCTATGGGCATTTGGCGGTTTGCGGGAGCATTCGCTGTCGTGGAACGACAAAGTGAATGCGGGAGCAAAACCGCCGGAATGCACGTCAGC